TGCAAGAGAGATGCTCGCGCGGGTTACTCTCGCGCTCGAGAACCTTCCTTTCTTCTTACAGCCAGGGTGCCGTGCGCTCAACAAAGGTTCGATTGAGTTCTCAAATAACTCTCGGATTATTGCTGCAGCAACTTCTGGTTCTTCGATTCGTGGTATGTCGGTCAACCTTCTTTTCCTAGACGAGTTTGCGTTCGTTGAAAGAGCAGCAGAGTTCTACACGTCAACTTATCCTGTAGTATCTTCTGGTAAAGACACCAAAGTGATTATCACTTCTACTGCAAATGGCATCGGCAACACATACCATAAGATATGGGAAGGTGCTGTGCAGAAGATAAACGAATACAAAGCATTCACTGTAAATTGGTGGGATGTCCCAGGAAGAGATGAGAAGTGGAAAGATCAAACGATTTCTAATACTTCCCAGTTACAGTTCGATCAGGAATTTGGTAATACATTCTTCGGAACGGGCGACACCTTGATTGGTGCCGCCACACTCCTCGACTTTAGAGCGAATCCGCCCAGATCTATTCTGGAAAACGGATGCCTCTCCATTTTTGAAGAAACAAAAACAGATCACGAATATATCATGACTGTCGATGTAGCAAAAGGAAGAGGTCAGGACTATTCGACTTTTATTATAATCGACATTACTGCACGCCCGTTCCGTCAGGTCGCCGTGTATCGGAATAACACTATTTCTCCAATACTCTTCCCTGACATTATCTATAAGATTGCGAAAGCCTACAATAACGCATATGTCGTAATCGAGTCAAACGATCAGGGCGCAGTCGTATGTAATGGTCTGTACTATGATCTAGAGTACGAAAATGTTCACGTAGAGTCTGCCATCAAAGCAAACGCCATTGGTATTGAGATGACCCGAAGGGTCAAGCGAATGGGTTGCTCTAGTATCAAAGATTTACTTGAAGAAAAGAAGTTAGATATTGTCGACGAAAATACAATTATGGAAATATCGACCTTTGTATCAAAGGGAGTATCCTATGAGGCGAGCGACGGCAACCACGACGATTTAATGATGAACCTCGTTATGTTCGGTTACTTTGTGTCTTCGCAGATGTTTGCTGATATGACAGACATCAATTTAAAACAGATGATGTTTGAGCAACAGATGAGGCAAATCGAAGACGACATGGTTCCGTTCGGTTTTATTGATGATGGTTCTGAAGCGATTAGTCAATATGAAGATCAAGAAAACAGTAGATTTAATGAATGGCAGATATGGAGAGACGATGCATATTGATCATATTTCTTTATTTTTCGGTAAGTATAAATAATCATAAGTTGATGAAAAACAAACCGTATTATGAATTCTTATCATAACTTAACGAAAAAAGGACACGATTATGGCTCTTAAATTGTCTGAATCCCCGTCTGTCACCATTAAAGAAATAGATTTGTCGGGTGTTGTCCCTGCGGTCACTTCTACTACTGGTGCTTTGACCGGAGATTTTAACTGGGGTCCAGCAGGTCTTGCAGTTCGAATCGGAAACGAAGCAGAACTCGCAAGCAGATTTGGTTCCCCTTCTCTAGAAGGTGGTGCGCCAGCAACTGATTTTCTTTCAGCGGCATACTTCCTTAAATACTCTTCAAACGCATATGTCTCTCGCGTTGTAAATAGCGAAGATTTAAATGCTGTCGCAACTGCTACTAGCGGCGATACAATTACTGTCACAAAGGCAGAACAACTTGTTTTGCAATCAGAAACTGATCCAGGAACATTGATTTCAGATAGCGATGACACAATCACTTATTTCTATGAGTTAAGTGTTCGCGTAGAAACATCGGACATTCAATCTCTCACCGCTACATTCGATAGTGACGGATCAACATTAACACCAGTTTACGATGTTCCGGCAACAGGAAATACTCGACTGATCGCCAGCCAAGGTGATACGCCGATTACAGTTCTCTACACATATGAGACTACTGTTGGTGGAGTACAGGTCAAAAACCTAGATGATTGGAATAATCAGTCTTCGGGTTTGACCGCAAATAAAGTTGTTGCAAAGTATCCAGGAACTGTTGGTAACTCGATTAAAGTTGAAATTTGTCCACCCGCAGCATTCACTGGATGGGCATATGAAACTGATTTCGATGCAGCGCCAACTGCCGGTGAAGTTCATGCTGCTGTTATTGACGAAGGCGGCGAGATTACTGGCACCGCAGGTGCTCTTCTTGAGACGTTCGCATTCCTCTCGACTACGGTTGGTGCTAAAACTTCAGATGGTTCTATCAACTATGTTGCAGACGTCCTAAACAATCAGTCTGAGTGGGTTTGGGTAGCAGCAATTGATTCTGTCGGTTCAGCAGTTCTCGAATACTCTTTGGATGGAGGTGCGCGCACTTCTACTAGAGTCATCGGCGATTATATTACTGCCTTCGACGTGTACGAAGATGTTGACACAATTCAAGTTGATTTCTTGATCGCGCCTTCGCGCGGTTCGCTGTCAGACGCGACCACCATCACTAATGCTCTTGTTGCCATGGCATCGTCAAGACAAGATTGCGTTGCTGTTGCTTCACCAGATCGTACTGCAGTATTTGCTTCTGATCCAACGACACAGATTGTCGCGACAACGAATACATTCACTCCTTCATCTTATTTGATTGCAGACAATAACTTTGTTAAAGTCTATAATAAATATGAAGATAAGTATGAGTTTATTGCAGCAGCATCTTCAACAGCAGGTGTAATGGCGGCAACTGATGATGTATCAGCGCCATGGTTCTCACCAGCAGGTGCGAGACGCGGTCAATATCTCGGTGTGACTTCATTGGCATTTAGTCCAACTAAGTCTCAGCGTGATTCGCTTTACAGAGCAGCAGTCAACCCAATCGTAAATCTTCCAGGACAAGGTATTATCCTGTTCGGTGATAAGACTAAGTTGGGTCGCCCGTCAGCATTCGATCGAATTAATGTTCGTCGTTTGTTCCTAATTATGGAACGTGCTATTAAAGCGGCAGGTGAGAATGTAATGTTTGAGTTTAACGACGAGTTTACACGTGCAGAGTTTGTCAATATTGTTGAACCATTCTTGCGTGAAATCAAAGGTCGTCGTGGTATTTCTGACTTCCGTGTGGTTTGTGACGAAACAAACAATACGGCAGACGTAATCGACAACAACTCATTCGTTGCTTCTATCTTTGTCAAACCTGCTCGCTCGATTAACTATGTAACGTTGAACTTTGTTGCGACAAGGACTGGCGTAGACTTCGAAGAAGTCGTCGGAATTGTATAAGGAGATTAAGAAATGGCAATTTTAGGAGTAGATGACTTTAAGTCAAAACTGCGTGGCGGTGGTGCTCGTGCCAATTTATTTAAGGTTACTTTGAACTATCCTGCATATGCAGGTGGTGATGTTGAACTCACTTCATTCATGTGTAAGGCAGCACAGTTGCCTCAGTCGACAGTGGGTTCATTCCCTGTCAACTTCCGTGGTCGTGAGTTGAAGGTCGCAGCAGAAAGAACCTTTGAAGATTGGACAATCACTATTATCAATGATACTGATTTCGGTGTTCGCGATCCTATGGAGCGTTGGATGAACGGAATCAATGGTCATGCAGCAAACACAGGTCTAGTTAATCCAGTGGATTATCAATCAGACCTTATTGTAGAGCAATTGGATCGCGACGAGTCTGTTATCAAGCGTGTTAACATTCGCGGAGCATTCCCGATAGTTGTGAGTCCTATCCAGTTAAGTTATGATACTCGTGGTGAGATTGAACAGTTTGATGTTACATTCTCATACCAGTATTGGGAAAGCAATACAACAAGTTAAAACTATTTTGATGTGGGGGCGAAATCCCCCACTTTTTTTATTTACACTGAATATATTTTATGGGAACCTGAGCGGTGTTGTGGTTAGTGAGAAAAATCTTTGTTTAGAACACTTATAAATTATAGTAGGACGCTCAGTTTTTCAAAGAGAAATCTTTGGGCGTTTACGTTTAGGGACAATCTTTGGATAATAACATGGCAGAAGAAAGCAACAATTCATTCAACATTTTTGGATTTGAAGTAAAAAGAGCAAATAAATCCAAGAATACAGGAAAGCAAGAACTCCCCTCTCCAGTCGCCCCGACCGATCCTGATGGATCCGGTTATATATCGAGCGGTGCTGGATATTACGGACAGTATGTAAACCAAGAAGGCGAGCAAGCAAAAGACAATCAACAATTGATCATGCGTTACCGTGGTGTTTCAATGCACCCCGAAGTCGACATGGCAATTGACGAAATCGTCAACGAAGCAATCTCAGCATCAGAATTGTCATCATCTGTTGAACTATCGACCGATGATATTGAAGCACCTGATAAGATTAAAGATCAGATTCGTGAAGAGTTTTCGAATATCGTTAACATGTTAGGTTTCAACGAGATTGGACATGACATGTTTCGTGGTTGGTATGTAGACGGCAGAGTCGTTCACCATCTACTCGTTAATGAATCTAATTTAAAATCAGGTATTCAAGAAATTCGTCATGTTGACGCAGCAAGAATTCGAAAGGTCAAAGAAATTAAACATAAGAAAGACCCAAAGACTGGGGTCAAGGTTGTCGATTCTGTCGAGGAATATTATGTTTATGAAGAAAAACCTGGATCAGCAAGTAACGCCATTCGAATATCAACAGACGCAATCAGTTACGTTACCTCCGGTGTATTAGACGAGTCTAAGAAAAAGATTCTCTCACACCTTCATAAAGCATTAAAACCAATTAACCAATTGCGCATGATGGAAGATTCACTGGTAATCTACCGCCTTGCTCGAGCACCAGAACGTCGTATCTTCTATATTGATGTTGGTAACTTGCCACGCGGCAAGGCAGACCAGTACATGAAAGATATTATGTCAAAGTATCGTAACAAATTGGTCTACGATGCTAACACAGGTCAGATCAAAGACGACCGCAAGCATATGTCAATGCTTGAAGATTTCTGGTTGCCGCGTCGTGAGAACGGACGTGGTACTGAAATTACCACACTTCCTGGAGGTGAGAACCTTGGGCAGATCGACGACATCATTTATTTCCAGAAGAGATTATATCGTTCGTTGAATGTACCGGTCAACCGTTTAGAGCAGGAAGCACAATTCTCCCTAGGAAGAGCGACAGAAATATCTCGCGACGAAGTTAAGTTTCAAAAGTTTATTGATCGACTTCGTCGTCGTTTCTCATGGATGTTCCTAGGAATATTGAGAAAGCAACTGCTACTCAAGCAAGTGATTACCGAGCAAGATTGGGAGCAATGGAAAGGCGACATTCATGTTGACTTTGTTCGCGATAACTATTTTTCAGAGTTAAAGGAAGCAGAGATTCTTAGAGAGCGTCTTGGACTGATGAACGAGATTACTCAGTTTACAGGCGAATATTTCTCTAAAGAATGGGTACAACGTAATGTACTGCGATTATCAGATGATGATATCGAAGATATGGAAAAAGAAATTAAAGGGGAAATTGAATCTGGAGAGATTGACGATCCAGACGAAGAACCCGATGAAGCACCAGACACTAAAGCAGAACCGCAACAGCAGGAAGAGCATTTTTATATAAAAGATGGGAATTCGGATAACGCTCTTGATTATATTTACGAAGAAATAGATTCAGAACCGGAGCGTTACATACCAACTCAAGAAGATGAACTTATCGAGACTATGACTCGATATATGAATAAATTGGTAGACGAAGAGTGATTAAATGCCAAAAATCGACCCAGCGGTCATTCATGCTTTTAGCATTGCTTATACAAACGAGCAACTAAAAAAGCAAGAAAACCGTCTCAAAGAAGAAATAGAAACTAGACTTAAAGAAAGAGTTTCTGATTTCGTCACAGATGATATTCGCGGAGCACGTGGTCCACAGGGAGCGCGTGGTGAGACTGGTGCACGTGGTTATCAGGGCATCAAGGGCGATCGCGGAATCAAAGGTGAGAAGGGCGATCGTGGCGAGCGAGGCATTAAAGGGGATAAAGGAATCAAGGGTGATCTTGGTTCTATTGGTCCCCAAGGTATTGCTGGTCCTCAAGGTATTCAAGGTCTACAAGGTGAGATTGGTCCTCAAGGTATTGCTGGTCCTCAAGGTGATAAAGGCGAAAGAGGATTTCCAGGACTACAGGGCACGACTGGAGAGAAAGGGGAAACTGGTCCGGCAGGTATACAAGGTGCTCAGGGTGTTAAAGGAGAGCGCGGAGAACTCGGTCCAGAAGGTCCAGAGGGACGTCAAGGCGAGAAGGGTGACGACGGTGCCCCTGCTCCAGATTACGAACCAAAGTTCCAAGAACTCGTTGGGCAGTTTAACAAAAAGATCTCAGAAGTCGAGAAAGTTGCCAATCAACGGATTCAGCAAAAACTAACCACTCTCGGAAACGGTGTCGTCGCTTCTACTTCTGGTGGTGGTTCGTACCAGTTACTTGACAACCGCGATGTAGAATACAAATCTATTAAGAAGAACGAATTAGACAGCGACTCTATTCTAATTTTCAATCGTGC